TACCCTGAGGGTAGAACATTTGCTGAAGAAGTTATTGAAGAATGCGCCGCTTTCCCGTATGGTGAGAATGATGACTACGTCGATACGGTCACGCAAGCGTTGATGCGTTTTAGGCAGTCAGGATTAATTCAGCTACGGATGGACTACGAACCAGAACCGTTAGCACAAACTAAAAGGGTATTTTACTAATGGCCGGTATAGAAGATTTAGAACCATCGATCTCGCGTAAGATGCAGTTCGGCGCTGCACAAGAAACTTATTTGTTAGGTGACTTGTATCGTTTAACAAAAGCAGGACTTGATCCAAATAAAACTATTGAAGATATTGAGCAAGAACGATTAGAAAAGTTATACGAAAAGTTTCCAGAATTTAGAAGTGGTGAGTATGAAAATGATGCTGCGGTATGGACAGGACGTGTTGGTGTTATGGCAAGTGATCCTATCTATTATGCAATACCATTTAGCGCTGCAACAAAGTTAACGAAACTCGGTCCACGGTTGGCTGCCTTGAGTGGACTTGGTGCTGCTACAGGTGCAACGTCTGGAGCGATTCAAGGTACTGCACGAACTGGTGAGTTCTCACTTGGTGAGGTTGCAAAGAATGCAGGCATCGGTGCTGCAGCTGGTCCTATATTTTATGGTGTTGGTCAAGGACTATCTAAAGTTGGAAAGACAGCTACGAAACTAAAAGACCCAGCATATAGAGATCTTGTTACACCAAATATTTTAAAGACAGATGCACCACGACCAGTAACTTCTGTTGGTGCTAAAGCTGTTAGTATTGACCCGGCTGATATTAAAAAAGTTTCTAAAGATGATTATTTTTTATTAGAATCAAAAGCAGCAAAACAAGTAAAATTATCACCAGGCTCTAATCAATTAGTTGATAGAAATAACTATATGATACAGTCAGAACGTGTTGGTGATGCTATGCAAATTAACGCTGTTAAAATTCTTCCTGAGTATCAAAACCAAGGACTAGGCAAAGAACTTTATAAAGAAGCAATTGATGATGCATTTAAGAAAAATTTAAATTTAGTGTCGGATAATTCTGTTTCAGAATCTGCATTACGAGTTTATAAAAGTTTAGAGAACGAAGGATTTAACGTTATCTATAATAAAGATGTGTTTAAAAGAGGATCACAGATTCTATCTAAAGATAGAAAACAGCCGGTTGTTACTATTAAAAAACCAGTAACTTCTGTTGGTGCTAAAGCTGTTGAAAGAACAATTAAAGGAACATTTACTTCAGAAGGCACTAAAAAATTTAATATATCACAAAGATTAAAAAATGCTGGTGCGCCTCAATCTATTCAAAAAGGAACAGGCGCACCAATATCAGGTTTAACTTTTATTGATAAAAAAACTTTAAAACATAGTCCAAAAATGGAAAAAACTTTTAATGAATTAGTGCAAAAATACTATAGTTATCAAAGAACCTCTGTTCCTAAAAGTTTAATAAAAGAGTTTGAAAATTTTTATGCAAAAAGGACAAAAAGTATCTTGGGAGGGAACTATAAAAAGACATATTAATTATTGGAAAAAAGAAAAAGGATATAATTTTGCTCCTCCCTTTACTAAAAAAGCTCGCGCTGAGGTTTTATCTTCAAATTCAAATAAAAAACAAAAACAAATTAAAAAATTAATTAAAAATATTGATAAAAAAATGAGAGTAGATTTAGCTCACATAACTAATCAAAAATTGCAAAGAAGTAAAAGAGCGTTAACACCAGATTTATTTTCTAGAACAGAATCAAAAACTTTATTTTATAACGGAAAACCAAAAGGAACTTATCTAACGACAGGAGCTAAAAATCAAGTGGCTCATGAAAATCAAAACAAATTGTTAATAGAATTATTAGATATTAGAGATGATTTAATAAAAGACGGAATTAAAAAAAATTCTAAATTATTAAAAGACAATCAAACATTAATTGATAGACTTAATAATGTTATGATTAAATATAGAAACATAACTGCGGTTAAAGATTCTATTACTGGAAAATTAAAATATTATGGTATGCAACCTGAATCAGCAAGTAAAATGGTTAATTTATACCAAGGACGAAAAGGCACTACTCCAAGCGCTAAACGATATTATAAAAAAGGCGGCGCTGTTATGGACTTCTCAAAGTACCGTGATACGTATGCCGATGGCGGTACAGTTATAAAATATA